AACTACATTTAAAATGGATCGATTATCCCAAGTTTATTTCTTAGGGCAGTGTGGTCATGAAAGTGCTGGATTACGTTATCCTGTAGAAATTCATGATGGAAGTAACTATGAAATGAGGTCAGATCTAGGAAATATTTATCCGGGTGATGGTGTTAAATTTGCTGGAACTGGCTACATTCAAGTAACTGGGAGATATAATCATCAAGAATTTAGTGATTATCTAGATAACATTGGTCAGCAGGATTACCGAGTGATGGATGAAGGTAAGACATATACCAGCAAGGCATACCCTTGGACTATCAGTGGTTACTGGTGGCACAAAAGTAATATGAATGCCTATTGTGCTAACCGGGGTAAATGCACAAATTTTCAAATTGATGAAGTGGGTGCAAGAGTAAATGGGCGTATGCGTCCTAACGGTGCTGACAATCGAATTGATTACACAGATAGGGCATATCGAACTTTACTTATGTCAAGCGCTAATTAATTAATTAAGCACCTTTTAATGAAGAAACTTCTGACTCAAGATTTTCTATACGTGTGATTGAATCTTGTAGTGCAGCTGTTAACAGAGGAACAAGCCTGCTTTGATCAATGCCTTGATAAACAGGGTTGCCATTACCATCTAACTCATTATGGGTTCCTGTGACAGCTTCCGGGACTACGATTTGAGCTTCATGAGCAATGAATCCATCTACTGTAATATCACTAGCAGCTTTGAAGTTAAAACGCTTTGGAGCTAGTTGCTTTAAGCGAGGGATTGCACCAGTTAATTCAACAACGTTATCCTTCAAACGATAATCCGATGAAGTGGAGTAAGTAACAGAGTTAACTCCGTTCTGAATGATTGCACCAGCAGGTCCACCAACACTGTTTAGAAAAGATGTAAAGGATTGATTTAACAGAGTACTACTGTTTTGAATGACCAATTCATTTTTAATATTATTTTTATTGGTCTCTAGAGTGTCAAGCCTTGCGATTGATTCTTGTAATGCACCAGTGATCAGTGGCACAAATTTAGAATGATCAATACTTTGGAAGATGCTGCCATCTTTTTGGCCAATAACTGCTTCAGGAACTACAGCTTGAGCTTCGTGTGCAACAAACCCATCAATCGTTAGATTTGGGTCAGCGGTAAAGTTAAACTGTTTTGGAGCTAGTCCTTTGAAACGTTGAGTAGCTTCGACAAGTTCAGTAGTGTTTTCTTGTAAGCGATAATCTGAAACAGTTGTGTATGCAACAGAATTAATACTGTTGTGAACAATAGATCCAGCGCTGTTACCTGCACTGTTTAAGAATGAAGCAAAAGGCTGATTGAGTGCTGAACTAGATTGCTTTACAACTAGTGAGTTATTAAAGGTATATTTGTCATCTAACTCTAGAGCTTCGATCTTTGTAATCGATTCCTGTAGACCTGCGGTTAGAACTGGAATAAGTTTAGATTGGTCGATCGACTGCATTCTGTCGCCATCTTTGTCACCAGTAACTGCTTCTGGTACTACAGCCTGAGCTTCGTGAGCTAAGAATCCATCAACAGTAATGTCTGAATCAATAAAGTTAAAACGCTTTGGCAGCAGTTGTTTAATACGAGCTATGCCGTTAGAGAGGCCTGTGACATTCTCTTTTAAACGATAATCTGAAGAAGTACTGTAATTAACAGTATTAGTACCATTCTGAGTAATCTGTCCAGCTGTTGCTCCAGCAGAGTTATTGAAATCAATATAAGATTGGTTGAGTGTAGCCGTTGCAGGTTCAACGATAATGCCACTTGTGCTAGCAGCAAACTTGACACCTAGAGTTCCACCGGCTGGTGCGTTACCTAATTTAAATTGACCGTTTACACCATCAATGACAACAGTATCAGAGCTGCCGTTGTTGAACTTCAGACCCTGCGTCAGAATTGTTTGAACAGTATTACCATCATTTTTTGCAATATACCTACCATCTAATGTTGTAAGGCCTGCAGTGCCAAACGTTCCTGACCAGAAACCATTAGGAGGAGATCCTACGTAAGTATAAATAACTCCAGTATCAGCTTCAAACGTCTGGCCATTAGCCGTTGCAGTTGGGAAATTAATAGCAGCCATTACTATACACACTTATATAGTTATATTTTAACGACTGCGTGCCATTGATTACGTCAATCTTATTAACTAGGCTCTTCAGGCCAAACAACTTCTGCGGGGAAACCAGATTGCTCTGGAACATCACGAAGTGACTGTCGGTATGCTGACCAAAGAAGTTTATCTTCTGCTGATAGAGGACAATCTACTAGTTGAGTCCAATCAGATGCGACAAGCAAAGAATCTCTAAGTGCACGAACATTTTCTTTTGCTGACTCTACGCGTCCAGCTATAACTTCAGCAGAAAAAGGTAAAACCTGCCAAGTCTGTGTCCAAGCATTATCTACATAAGTAGGATCTAACTCAACAGCGTACTCTATTGAATAATCAACTTCTGGAGTAGGGACAGCTGTAACCACTCTAACCCCAAAGCTATTTAGATCTAAATCTTCATACGGCTTTGGGAAGCTGGTGTTAGGGAACTTGTTCTTAATTTCCCTTATAGATACTGGGTATTCAATTAGCTCGTTGGTTTCAGAAACAAATGCATAAATCATGGTATTAAAGATGAAAAAGTACTAGTTAATTTAATTAGGCATCTAAATCGTTTGTGTAAGTGCCAAGTCCAGATTGGTTAGTAGCGTAAATAGAATGACCACGATTATATTGATTAAAAGATTGATGTGAGGGTGAAAAGGAACTAAGCACATCCCAATTATTAGATGTATCAAAACCAATGTTGTTACTAGCGTATCTAAAGATTCCGTTCTGTAACCAGCTGTTACTTGACGGGAAGTTAAAAGTTTTCGTTAAAGAGCCATCTAAAGGTGCTTTCATTACACCTATCTGCGCATATCCTCTTCCCCCATTGCTTTGAAAAGTATTCCTATACTGTGACATGGCTATGTACATGCATTCACCTTTTACTTTTATGTCATGAAGTACGTTTGAACCATTTCGGGTATCACCGATCGCTGCAATAGTATCTCCGGCAGCATTTGTAGTAAATTCAATTTCCCTGAACCAATCTGCGTATCCGTTACTACTATTTATCTTACAAATGAAAGGTTTAAAATAATTATACTGATAGGGATACGAGCCAGTGTATTTATAGGGGTTAACAATCACATAGCAGTTCCCGTCGTCGTCAATATCAAATTTTGGGCCTTGAGTATCTCCCGAATAGGGTCTTGTATTCCAGTTCCAGTCGTAACCTATCTTCCTTCTCCATACAAAAGCACCAGTAGCTCTACTAATTTTATAGATACCTAAGTAATATTGATATTGAGCGCTACTGCTACTGAATCCAAGGTTCTGGTAAGTGTAGCCAGAATAATCTAATACATAGATATGATCATTAGTTACACGTATTCCACATTGATGACCATTAGTTTTATCTCCATTACTTCCACTACCTTTTTGAATAATATAGCCTGATGTGTTAACACCTGATCCATCGCCGTACACTTGCATGATAACGCTACCCTCAGTATGCGAGCTACCTGAAGGAGGGTCATAAGGAGTTAATATCCACAAATTCCCTGATTCATCCCAGCAACATGGTGAAGGTCCACCATCCTGTTCCCCTTGCGTAATATTCTTTTGTGTAGTAAGACTTCCGGTACTGGAAAAAATTGAAGCAACTTGCTCGGTATCCAACTGATCGTTATCAGACACTGTTGCTGCTTGCTTATCAGTGCTTGGTCCACCAGCAAAAAGAGGCGTATTAATATTGGTGCCATTTGAATTACTAATTGTTCTCATCATATGAGTAGAACCTAAGCCTAAACCAGAAGAGTCAAACCTGTTATAAAGCACGCCATTCCCGTTGCTTGTTCGTGAGGGTCTGCAACCGGTAACTGTCCAGTAGCCACCACCTGTTTTGTTGGCTCTAATATCTACAAGACTCATAGACTCACCACCATCATTTCGGTATGGATTTTCGGCTACACCTCCACCTGCTTGGATTTTATAGTGTGCCCGAGTTCCGTCAGGATTAAGTTTAAAATGGTGCAGGGATTGATATGATATTGGCTCAGTAGAGGTGTTGTATCTGTTTCCCATAGAAATGCCAGCAACGAAGACTTCACCGTCATCGTTTACATCTAAAGCTATGTGTTGCGCTGATCTTTCTTTGAACCTGACACCGCTCGTTGTAAAGGTTACCCAATGATCTTCTGGACCACCGTCACCACTAGTAGTACCTAGCAGTATTTTTTCTGTAGTGATATCCATTTTTACCTCTTCAGTTTACGTAATCAACAAGAGCAGAACCACGCCAGCGAGTGCCACCGTCGTCAGTGACGAACACAAATAGATGGGTAGTACCTGCGGTCAGTGTTGGCGGCGTATCAGCAGGCCATTTGATTGCTGCTGGCCATGTGAGCGTACCTGATGTATGAGTAACTTCTAATGCAATAGTAAAAGCTCTAGAGGTTGGTACATTTGAAATTGTAAATGTACTGTTCCCATTACACGTCTTAGTAAAATAATTTCCAAGTGAGCAGTCGATATCATATCCAGAAACAGCAACGGCGTTAGATGCACAATTGCCATTGAGGTCTAAGTCAGTTGTAGGAGTAGAACCAATGCCTATCTTACCGTTAGCATCAACGATTGTACTTCCAACCTGCACCTTACCGTTAGCATCAACGACTGTAGTGCCAACCTGTACATTTCCATTAGCTGCTACAGATAGCCGTTCGCTACCAGCAGTAGCAATAGAAGCAGTATTAGTGCCAAAGAACAGGCCGGTATCAGCATCTGTCCCTTTAATAGCAGGAGCACTAGCCGTTCCATTCACGCCAGAAATACCTGCCGCCCCATCTATACTTAGTGTCATGATAAAAAATTATAAGGGTTAAAGCTTTTAGGATTGCAGTAATAATGCAATGTATCCCTAAATATAATTATACTGGCAATTCAGGCCAGATAATATCCCAAGGAAATCCTGATTGAGATGGAATGTTTCTTAGTGAATCACGATATGAAGCCCAAGCAGTCTTTGCATTTTCGGATAACGGACTGTCAGTAAATTGTGTCCAGTCACTCTGTGCGAGCAAGGAATCCCTTTCTTTTCGTACTAAAGTGGATTGGTCTGCATCTGCTTTTGCGCTCTCCTCAGGGGTCATCTGACGAACGGACCACCCAGTTTCCCAGAGTTCATTTGAAACTTTTACAGGTGTGGATCTCTCGGCAAGCTCGTGGTTTGATGTTTCAGGCGGGTTTGACTCTTGATAAAGAGCATATCCACGACTTATCACATCTTCTACTTCTAATGGGATAGTAAAAGAAACATTACTGTGCAGTGATTTAAATTCCCTTTCGTTAATAGGATTGCCTACGGGTTGTCCTGATTCAATTTGAATTAACATGGCTTTCAATAAATAAACAATTCAGTCCTTAATTAAATGATAGAGATATTTTTATGCGGCTATTAAATAAACTAGTTCATTAACATGAGACATGCTGTTTCCAGCACTGGCTCCCCAACCTGGATCGGTCTGCCCACCAGCGCTAATTGTTTGACTACTAGAACTATAGTGAAAATCATTTCCCCAATAACTCCAGAAGGTTTCTTGTGGATCAACACCTCTCCAAGAATCACCTTTTCCAGACTTCAGATTACCACTATATCCACAAAGGACTTGAGTGTCATTATCTGAAGCATTGTTATTGCCCCATATACAAAAAGAAGCAGGGGAAGCCCCGCCCTTAGCTTTGTAATGACCACTATCAAGAATACTACTTCCACTTTTTGCATAGCCACCAACGAAGTTAGTAGCAGAGTCGGATTGGAACATATAGTCGCCTGAAGTTCCAGCCCACGAGTTGTTTCTGTTATAGGAATCTAGATTATAAAGAAGAGTATAAAGTGATTGCGAGCCTGTGCTGCCTACTAACTCGTACACAATGTATTTAGTGTGTGTTGTTGGATTTTTATAATCTCCAGTACCACTTACAAAAGCCATCTTTGTTATGTCTTGTTTATTGAAGAAGGCATCATAAAGTCCAGATCCATTACCAAATCCAACCCTGTAGGAGGCATTCGTGTTGCTACTAGTGATATTTCTCCAGCCACCAGTTCCTGTATATCCCCATTTTAAATCAGAACCAGTGTTGTTGTTTTTTCTGTCTGCTGCCATGATAATTTCCCAATTATCTCCACCACTATTTGCGGTTAATAATTGGTTGCGGCTCTGTGGATCCATTATTATTTTCCTCTTTTAATTAGTAAAGTCAACTACAGCATTACCTCTCCATCGAGATCCACCATCATCAGTGACAAAGACAAATAAATGAGTTTTACTTGTATTTAATGTTGGTGCAGTATCAGCAGGGAACTTAACAGAAGAAGGCCATGTAATTGATCCAGAGTTATGGGTAACCTCAAGAGTAAAGGAGAATGATTTATTTGAAGGCACATTACTAAAGGTAAATGTGCTGGCTCCGTTGATTGTTTTAGTAAAATAATTTCCCGCACTACAATCCACGTCTAAAGCTGACATTGCAACAATGTTAGTGACATATTTGCCATTTAAATCTAAATCACCCGTAAAGCCAGAATTACCGGTGACTGTCATAGCACCTGTGAAGCCAGAATTACCGGTGACTGTCATAGCCCCTGTGAAGGTTGTTGCCCCAGTCACACCTACATCACCAGTAACACCCATGTCACCTGTGAATCCCATATTACCGTTGATATCAGTATTAGACGCTAAGATTACTTTTCCGTTGTTGTCTACATGTATTCGTTGAACTCCATCTGTAGAGATGGCAGCGGTATTTGACCCAAAAGAAATACCAGTATCTGCGTCGCTTCCTCGCAGTGATGGAGATGAGGTTGATCCGTCAACACCTGATATACCAGTAGAACCGTTAATTGAAATAGCCATAATAAATTCTATGCAGGATTACAAGACGATCAGATTAGAACCGGCAGGAACCGTCAATGTGGCACCTGAATTAACACCAAGTGGTCCTACAGTTAAGGCATTTTTACCACTGGTGATTGTGTAGTCAGTAGTTACTGTCTGATCAAACTCCATGACAATTTCGTCGGTTCCTCCGCCTACAGCACCGCTACCTGCAGCATTAGCCATCACATAACGATCATCAAGTGTATTTGCCTGAGCACTTGAATTAGTGACATCAGGATAACTAGATGGATCCCAGCTATCTGGACTTGCATCTACCCATTGTGAGGTATCAGTATCTTGGTAGTAAATAAATAACCGACCTTGATCTGAGTTATACCAAAGATTACCTGCTTCGGGGTTTGATGGAGGATTAGTTCCATCCGGTACATTTGCTAAACCATCATCAGCAATGTTGCCAACACCACTAATTCTAATGATATTATTGTTGCTATCTTTTAAAAAGATTGCGGGGTCTGTACTACTGAAATTGACAGCTAATTCACCATACTCTAGTTGAGCAGCTGTTGGCTCTTTAGCAGCGCCTGACGACAGTACATTACTTCGCTTTAGCTGAATTTTCATGGTAGAAACCTATATTATCTAGGAAAAATCCTATGACTATTATAATCAATATGAGCCACCATCTAAGACATACGTAGCTTGATCAAGCGTATCTCGTAGTGATGCAGGTGTAACGGCAAGTAGTGTTGCCGTTCCAGCTAGAACTTCTGCATTTGTTGCAATTTCTATAAGTCCTTTGTCAGAAGTTGATGCGTCAACAATTGGTGAACCACCTAATCTCGTTTCTAAGTTTGCCGGTGTGATCGCTACATTAGTAGCTGTCCCCGCTGAAAGTTCAGAGCTGCTTGCTAGCCGAATTAAACCTGATGCACTATCGGTAGCGTATCCGGCAGATACATTAAATACTCTTCCGGTTTGACTTACGCTTAATGGTGCTGTTGCAGTCACATCGACAGTGTCTACTTTTTCTGTCAATTGCGCAGGAGTTACTGCAACATCAGTTGCTGTGCCTGTCGTTGCCTCAGTTCCAGTCGCAAGCCTTGCGAGACCTCTAAGGCTTGACGTTGAGTCTGGAATGGCAGCGATAGAATCCGCTACATTCTTAGGACTCATCACTGCATCAGTGATTGTCCCTGCAGATGCTTCTGCTGTAGTAGCGAATCGAACTGCACCTGCGCCTGTTGTTGAAGCGTCGTTAATGTCAACTGTGTAAGTATTTGCTGGTGACTCTGTAATATTTACAGGAGATGTACCGGTAAAAGTTAGGTCATCTAATACATAGGCTAGTTGCCCAGGTTTTATAGCTGCATCGACTACTGTTCCTGCAATGACTTCAGCGTCAGTTGCAAACCTAAGTGCACCTACAGCACTATCAGATGCATCTGCGATTTGGATATCCAGACTATTAATACTGATTGGGTTGCTGGCAGTCAATGTAATTCCAGCAGCTACAGTATTTACATACTGAACAGTTGCAGCATCTGTATTAGCAGAAGGAGTTCCACTGATTGTTATGTTTCCAGTAAAACTTGCAGTGGTTCCTGTCAGGCTACCTGATAGTTGAGTAGCTGCTAATAACGAGGCTGAGTCAATGACTAACCTATCTGCAGTTTGAAGAATCTCCTGATACCCATTTGGGTTTAATACGGTGAGTTTACGATCAGCCATGTTAAATCACCACAGGTGCTTGGATTTCAATTTGAAGTTCGCTTGTGCTTAATGCCAGGCCTACTTGTGCAAGCACTGAGCCTGCTGTTGCTGTCTCTGGAGTTCTTGTCAATTTTCCTGAATTAACACTAAGCCAATAGTACTTTCCAGGTTCTAGTAATCCATTGCTAACGTTATCAACGACAGAATTTACGTTTGCGATAGTGGTAGCTTGATTCCTTGTAAAGGAGACAAAGTTTCCAGCTGACGCTGCAGTTGTCGCTAGACCAGCAACACGAGCCGTTGTCAGTGATGATGCATCTGCTTGCCTGGCTTTACCTGTCGCATCAATATAAACAGGCTCACCAGCGCTTATGCTCGCTGCTCCTGCTGCCACTTGTGCTGATTGAATTAACGCAGTGGAATCGACCCCGAATGAAATATCTTGATTATTTAATCGCCAAACACCAGTACCGCTATACTGACCGTTAACTTGTGGATTTAAATACACATAAGAGCGACCAAATTTTGTTTTACCATCTCCTATGCTTGGCATGGGTGTTGCTTACAAATCTTTTTCTATTTTATCAGTAATCATAGATAGATTCTCAGTAATCTTGTCTCTAAGTAATCGATTTAAAATTGTTTGATATCTCATCATCAATTGAGTGGCTTCTTTAAGCTGTGCCTGCAAATTTCCAACATCACTGCATTTATCAACTTCATCGTATATCATTCGTAATTTCAACTGAGACTCAAGTGATAGCTGAAAATCTTCAGGTGTAAACATAATTCTCTCTTTTTCTATGTCTTAATGCTAGCAATCTCTTAACTCAGTGCGGATAATAGATTGGTTTTAAGAGATGCATAGTCAGTACTATTGTTTACTGCTGTATACAAATCGCTTTTTAAACTTGCAACAGTTGTAGTGGTGACATTTATCCACTGCGTTCCATCATTTAAGTACAGGGAATTTGTAGTTGGTTGCCACCATAGTGCGCCAGTAATTTCATAAATTGGCTGTGTATCAGAAACTGCTGTTAAAATATCCGCACCATTTGTTTGATAAAAACCGTCGTCAATATAAATCATCAAACGACCATGTCTAGTATCAAACCACAGTTGACCATTCTTTGGTGCGTACAGATAATCTCCTGTAACGACACCATTTTCATCTGTTGATGTGCCCCATCCAGGCGGAAATACACCTGGCTGTGCACCGCCCCACTCTCTCTTAATATCTACAAGAG